AGTTTGAAGAACTATGAACGCAGAACAGATGTTTAAAGAACTTGGATATAAGAAAGAAGAGGATAACTTTTACATCCGCTACAGGAATGAAGGTAAAGAAATCATTTTTGCTTTTTTTAAGGTGAAAACAAGGGCGATAATTCCAAGCAGAGAGATTTATAGAGATGAAATAAAACCATTTGTTCAACAGTGTAAAGAATTGGGGTGGTTAGATGATTGACGAGAATAAGCTGATTAAGGTTTTAAAAGATGAAATGCTAAGAATGGAGTTTGATGAAAGGGATGAATCGTATAATTTTGGAATCGACGTTGCTATTTTTCATGCACAAACACAACCAAAAGTAGGCGAATGGACACCAGTAGAAGAAAGATTGCCAAAACATTATGGTCAGTATCTTATAACGGCAATCAATGATTACGAAGGTATCTATATGGCTGTATCGAATTACGATAGTCAATACAAATCATTCAGCTCTGACGGAGTAGAGGACGATAATGCAATAGCATGGATGGATTTACCGAAACTATACGAGGCAAGAGAATGAAAGAATATAACGTGTTAAGAACGATTATGGAACTAAACAGTAAAGGATATGATGTGAATTTTATTGATACTCCTAAAGGAAGGTTTATTGAAGTTTACAGTAGTGAAAATAGCATAATAAAAAAATTAGAATTTAGTTCAGGAGGTTTTTATTCAGAAGAAACATATATCTATGCTTTACAAGAAATTATGACCGAAATAAATATAGGAGAAACAGAATGACTAATTTAGAATTTTATAAAGATGAGATAAAGAAAAAAATAAAGAACGGTGAGAATTTTGCTTGCGCAATTTGTCAGGTAAAAAATAAGAATTGTCAACAATGTAGTGCAGATGATGGTGATGATATTCTATGTGATTTTGTCGATTGGCTTTTAGAAGAACACAAAGAGAAAATTAAACTAACGGAGTTTGAGAATGATGTTCTAAAGGCTTTTACAAAGTACCCTACTTATGTTGATGACGATATAATTGATAATTATATTGCTTTACAAGATTTAAGTTCTGCTGGGTGGTTCCAAAATGTTGATGAAAATTTATCAATTAAAGAAATCTTAGAAAATTGCGAGGTTATTGATAAGTAGTGAGAGGTACAAGATAAATAAATGGATAGAAACATTGTTGGTGATGAAAGAATTAAGAAGTATTTTTTCAATCAATATTGAGAGGAGCGTGGGATTAATATATGTCATTAACAATTAGCGAATCGAAATTAAAGCAAGCCTTAGAGCAGCAAAGAAAAGCGCAAGAATTAGGAATGTTTTGTTTTAAGTACAACATAGATAAAGTTGTACTTCATGCGTTAGCACACGATGAGCACATGAAAGAAGAAAAAAGACGTGAAGCTATTGTAGCAGGGAGGTATGAGTAGTGAACTCAGTTAATCTGATAGGAAGACTTTGTAAGGAAGTAGATCTAAGAAAAACACAGAATGGAAAAAGTGTTGTGCAATTTACTTTAGCGGTTAATCGTCTTGTGAAAGCACAAGGACAACCGGATGCAGATTTTATTAACTGTGTCGCATGGAACAAGGCAGCGGACAATATGGCGCAGTATTTGCATAAAGGATCTTTGATTGGGATCACAGGAAACTTACAAACAAGAAACTATGAAAACAATCAAGGACAAAAAGTCTATGTCACAGAAGTGATCTGTAATAACGTGCAGTTTCTAGAGCCTAAAAGTGATACCACAAGCCAAAATCCATATGGGAAACAAAATACATATGGAACGCAACAAAAGTCCGCTATGGCACCGAAATATGACTATATGCAAGGTGATACTTTAGACATAAATGATTCAGACTTGCCTTTTTAGCGAGGTACAGGAATGATTGATGAAAATGTACGAGGTAAGAGAAAATGAACGGCCGTGATGATGAATGGATCATAGCCGTTCTGATCCTCCTTGGTGTATGGATGTTTGAAATTCTGATTCTTTGTTCAGTTGGAATTGGAAAGCCATTGGCTATGTAAAAGGGAATTCTCGTACTCAGTAAGGACCGGATTATCATGCAGGCATTTGTTTTGATTTTCTCCTAGAAATAACTTAACCCATTCGATCTTACAGTTTGTACAAAAATAATAATTCGATAGTCCGGCCCTTCTTGGGTACGAGTAGAAAGTGTGAATGATGAATTACAGACAAAAGCGACAGGATAAAATAGCCAGACAGATTCAGAAAGAATATACAGCACTTTCACAGCTTGAGCATCAGAAGGAGCTGGGAATGTTATGTGTACAAAATGGAATCACAAAATCAGATTTATTTAAATTGATTGAATGGAAAAGGAAGGTATCAGAGGATGAACAAAGATAAAGTAAACCAATTACTAAATGATTTGAAGTCAGCAAGATATTGCTGTCATCGAATTATAGAACTGAATGAAGAATTGGAAGTATTGGAACATAAAATGCTTGGCCTTAGCCGTTCCTTTCCAACGCTTACGAAAGAACAGGAAAAATCCACTAAACCCATGCCTACTTTTCACGGTGGATATACAAGTCCGGTAGCCATGTTTGCAGAAGAGGATAGAATAGAATCAGAAATAAACTATTACAGACGAAGACTCAATGAGTGCAAACCCATTGAGCTTTTATCTTTGCGAGATCAAAATATGTTGTTTGATCTATATTTTAACTTTAAAAGCAGTTGGGATGTTGCTGAGAAGTATGGGTATTCAAGACAAGGATTGTGGAAACACATAAAAATGAACTTAAAACAATTAATATAAGTTGAGAAAACAATAATTTATGATATGATATATATACCCTATTAAATAGGGTGATGGTGGTGATTCATATTACGGTTAAAGTCATTAATACTTCTTCAGATAGCGATTTACTAAATCATTTTAAAACATTTGGATTTGATCTTTTAGACGATATTAAAAACTCGGATATAAGTTATAAAGACTTTGAATCACTGTTAAAAGACTCAGAAAGAAAGATAAATGGAGGAAAAAAAGGAGATAATTTATATCACGATGGAATAATTACTGCATATAAATTAAAATTGAAGGACGAAAAACATCGGATTGGTGCTTCAGGAGGTTTTAGATTTATCTATCTTTTGTTTTTGGGTGATATTAATAAAGCAATTCCTTTTCACCTATACTGTAAACATGTAGGTAAAAATCGGAAAAACGATTTAACTGAAGAAGAGAAGAAGCAGATTAGAAAGTTAATCAATTCGTTTAATTAGCTTTACAATCAAGGAGGTAATTGAAATGTTTGATTTAAAAAAACTAAAGAGATTAAAGGGCTTTTCTACAAGGATTGTTAATACCAATGAAATTACGACGAAGGAATTTGTGAAACATTTAAGAAATGAATTGAATCTTTCTCAAAGCTTATTTGCTGAGATATTAGGAATTAGTGTAAAGACGGTAGAAAAATGGGAACAAGGAGTTCATCCTGTAAAAGGCGCTTCAAGCAGATTGTTGTATCTATTGAGTAAAAATAAACAATTAATTAATGAACTATATATTATTGATGGATCTTTAACAGAAAATCTTGTGAATAATGATAATAAAAATGTTGACACAAAAGTAATATATTATAGTTTTTTCAATAACTGTTTTGATGGTAATACAGAAGGATTTAAGGAATTAATACAAGAACCACATAAGAATAATAAAGATATTAATAAATTGTGTGATGATACTGTAGTTGTAGCCTTTGGAAAAAAAGAATTTTCTTTAAGTGCGTAGGAGAAAAACATGGAGAAAAGCAAAGATAAATTGTTTATAAACGGAGTAAAAGTGTATCTAGAAAATATTGAATATAAATCGACAGATATTAATAATATTCAAATAAAAATTTCGCAAAATTTAGATTTAGTAAGTTGTAATAAAGATATGATTATAATTCGTATGACAAGAAGAATTATGTCTGATAAAACGGATGATTTTAAGCTTATTGTTTCTAGCATAGGAGAATTTCATTTGGAAGAGAGATCTATGAACAATTTCAAAAATTTAGATGAAATGGAAAAATATGCAAATGAAAGAATGGGCTATATAATAGATAAGGTTCAAATGGGATCTGTTATGTCGCAAATTATTGCAAATGTTACGGGAACGTTTGGGAGGCCACCTATTATTCTTCCTGCAGTTATAAATGAAGATACATTTAAAAAAGATTAATGAGTTTACACTGTAAACTAAATTTCGTGATATATTAATATCATCAAGAAGTCTCAGATAGAAAGTCTGAGGCTTTTTCTTTTGGAAAGAAGTGATACTGTGGGAAGAAATAGACCTGATCAAGATGGTACCCACCGCTTAGCCTTTGAACGGAATAAGAAAAAGATATTTGCTACACAGGAAGTATGCGGTATATGTGGTAAGCCTGTTGACTTTAGCTACAAGTATCCACATCCTTTATCAGCATGCATTGATCATATTATTCCCATCAACAAAGGCGGACATCCAAGCGATATAGACAACTTACAGTTGGCTCATTGGACTTGTAACAGGCAGAAGTCTGATAGATTACTGAGGAGTAAGGGCCCTGAAAAAAGCCAAGAAATATTATCGAATAGGGTATTACCGCATTCGATTGATTGGTTAAATTATAGGCATCCTAAAGGTAAATGATGGGGGCATACCCACCCCACCGGTGGTTGCCGCGAGCTTCACGCCGTCACTACGAATATTTCTCGCTGAATCGCATCTAGAAAGGAGCATATGGCTCAAAATGAATCAATATAAAGGGATTAATTATTTAAGAAATAAACTCGCGTATAAGCGCCGCAGAGTGCTTACACGATACGAGTATTACGAAATGAAAAACATCACAAAGTATTTTAAAGGGATGATACCGGATGAATTAAAATGGATGAAAAGCGTTCTTGGATGGTGCGCTAAATCAGTAGATACTTTGTCAGACCGATTGGTGTTTCATGAATTTAAAAATGATAATTTTAACATCAATCAAATTTTTGATCTCAACAATCGGGATATCTTTTTTGACAGTGCGGTTCTATCTGCTTTAATTAGCAGTTGTTGCTTTATTTATATTTCCAAAGGCGATGATGGATTTCCAAGATTGCAGGTAATTGATGGAAGCAATGCCACAGGTATCATCGATCCAATAACTAATTTGTTAAAAGAAGGATATGCTGTATTAGATCGTGATGATAAAGGTATTCCAATAGTGGAAGCGTATTTTACTTTTGAATATACCGAATTTATCGAAAAAGGAAAAAATACAATTGTTAAGAATCCTGCACCCTATCCATTATTGGTTCCAATCATTTACAAACCGGATGCAAAGCGGCCATTTGGACATTCTCGGATTAGTCGAGCCTGTATGTCATATACACAATCAGCATTAAGAACTCTGCTCAGATCAGAAGTATCGGCAGAGTTTTATAGTTTTCCGCAGAAATATGCAACTGGGCTAGATCCTGATTCAGAACAGATGGATAAATGGAAAGCAACAATTTCTAGTTTTTTAAGATTCGATAAGGATGAAGATGGACAGTCTCCAACTTTAGGACAGTTTACACAGCAGTCGATGACACCATACATCGAACATCTTCGTATGTTTGCTTCTTTGTTTGCGGGTGAAACTGGGTTGACATTAGATGATCTTGGATTTGTGGCTGATAATCCATCCAGTGCTGAGGCTATCAAAGCAAGTCACGACAATTTAAGGCTTACAGCCAGGAAAGCACAGAGAACATTCGGAACAGGATTTCTGAATGTTGGATATTTAGCGGCGTGTGTCCGTGATGGATATCCTTATATCAGAACGAATCTATATTTGACAAAGCCTTCTTGGGAACCAATCTTTGAACCGGATATGTCTACATTGTCATTGATTGGAGATGGTGCTATTAAAATCAATCAAGCTATACCTGGATATTTTAACAAAGACAATCTTCGAGAATTAACGGGAATAGAAGCTTCAAATATGGAAGTTCCACTAATTGAGGGAACAAATAATGGATGATATCGCACCATACTTGTTAGAGGAAATCCAAAAAGAATTTGATAGTCTTTATCATAAAAACAAAAAGATTCAGAAATTGTTGGATATCATTAACAGTGGAAGAGGAACCTACGAAGAGGCAAATGAGTATGCGATAGAAGTTGGTGAGATATTAGCAAAGTGTTATGCCGATAGTATAACAGAAGAAATTTTGCCGGATGGGAAAATGTATTACAACATCGCGAAACGAACTATTGAACCAACGATGAAAAACAATTTTGATTTGATTTCTAATGTTTCGGTATCTGCTCAAGAAGCGTTAAACCAAAAAGCTAATATCGGACTAGCGGTAGAATATCCAGAGATAAATCAATATAAGATAGACAGTATTATTAATAAACTGACTAGCGACCAATTTGATAAGGTCGCTTTTATTTTGCAGGAGCCTGTTGCTCACTTCTCTCAAAGCATAGTGGATGATACTATCAAAGCAAATGCTGAATTACACAGTCGCTCAGGATTGCATCCTAAGATTATCCGAAAGGTACGTGGAGGATGTTGTAAATGGTGTATGAATTTGGCTGGGACTTATGCATACCCTGATGATGTACCGGATGATGTTTATAGAAGACATGATCATTGTCGCTGCGAAGTACTTTATGATCCAGGTGAAGGAAAACAAGTACAAAACGTACATACTAAATCATGGGAGAATCAAGAAGAAGATATTCAAAGAAGGATAGAATTTTCCACTTCTAAGGTTTCAAAATATGCGGAAGATGTAACTGCCGAATATTTCGGAACAGCAAAGCCTGGAGAAGGATCTATTAGTTACGATGATGGATATGATGTAAGTTCACACAAGCATGAAGTACAGATGGCTAATTTTCTTTTTGAAAAATTTGGTGGCGATTTAACGCTTTTGAAAGAAAGGAATATTAAAGATGTAAAAACTCCAGATTATGTATGGAATAGTAAATATTGGGATCTTAAAAATGTTTCAAGTGAAAAAGCAGCTTATAGTGCTGTGCGACATGGAATAAAGCAAATCATTAAAAATCCGGGAGGCTTGATATTAGATTATAGAAATACGGATAAAAATAACCTTCAATTAATTATTAATCAGATTGATGATCGTATGCAGAGAACTAAGGTTGAAAATGCAGATATTATGATCATTTTAGAAAATAATAGAATTAAAATTTATAGATATAAAAAATAAACAGAGGAGAACCCTCCGCCAGAAGGGGCAAAGGGTACCTCTGTTTATATATATTATACCTATTATTTTGAAATCTATCAAGGAGGATGGTCATGTGTGACCATAAATGGAATGAATGTGTTGTTAAAAAAATTGATGATTGGAAACAAGATTGCAGGACGGAAATTAGAATACGTACCTGCGTTTTTTGTGGAAAAACAAGAAAAGAGGTGGTTAGAGTGAAAGATCCATCAGAAAGGATTTTACCTAAGTTTATCAGTCACGATTTAAGTGATGAATAATAACTTGTCCTAAGTATGACATAAAACTGCTTGATCGAGGAGGATGTTATGACGAAAAAAAGAATAGGTCGTCAAACTCCAACTCAATCCGTAGTACTTCCTTATTCAGACACGAAAGGACAGGAAGCGATTGATCTATATAACAAATCATCTCGAAAAGCTCGTGAGTGGCAGGAAATCTTAATCTATGACATCATGGCTCGAAATGATGATGATCTTTGGGTGCATACAAAATTTGGATATGAACTGCCTAGACGAAATGGAAAAGGTGAGATTATAGTCATTCGCGAAATTTGGGGCCTTGTCAATGGAGAACGTATATTGCATACGGCGCATAGAACACCAACATCTCACTCGGCTTGGGAAAGATTATGTACCTTACTGGATGAATGCAAGATCGAATATCATGCAACCAAACAATTTGGACTTGAAACGATTCGCTTAGAAAATGGAGGATACATAAACTTCCGTACACGTTCAAGTAAAGGAGGACTTGGTGAGGGATATGATCTTCTAATTATTGACGAAGCACAGGAATATACGATTGATCAGGAATCGGCATTGAAATATGTAGTTACTGACTCTGACAATCCACAAACTCTGATGTGCGGTACACCACCTACGGCCGTAAGTGCTGGTACTGTATTTGTGAAAATGAGAGAAGCTGTTCTTAGAGGAGACACAGTAAATCAAGGATGGGCTGAATGGTCAGTAGAAAAAATGACAGATGCCAAAGACACAGATGCATGGTATTTGACAAATCCGTCACTGGGACAAGGATTAACAGAACGTGCTATCTATGACGAGATCACATCCGATGATATTGATTTCAACATCCAGCGTTTAGGATTATGGTTGAAATACAATCAAAAATCAGCGATCAGTGAAAATGAATGGAACGCACTCAAGTGTGAGGCATTACCGAAGTTTACTGGTCGCCTTTTTGTAGGTATCAAATTTGGTCGAGATGGAAAAAATGTGGCTATGTCGATTGCTGTAAAAACAAAAGAGAAGAAAATATTTGTTGAAGTCATTGACTGCCGCCCTGTTCGAGCTGGAAATCTATGGATACTTGAATTTTTGAAAAAGGCAGATATTGCCAAAGTATGTATAGATGGAGCGAACGGACAACAATCTTTAAAAGAGCAGATGAAAGATTTTAAGCTGAAATCTCCTATATTGCCAACCGTTAAAGAAATTATCACAGCCAATTCTGATTTTGAGCAAGGCATATATGAAAAAAATATATGTCATAATGCTCAGCCATCACTTGTACAGGCTGTTTCAAACTGCGAAAAAAGAGCGATTGGAACAAATGGAGGGTTTGGCTATAAGGCGCAAAAAGAAGAGATAGAAATCGCATTGATGGACAGCATGATCTTGTCTTATTGGATGTGTCTGCATACAAAGGAAGCGAAAAAACAAAGAATTGCGTATTAAAAAGGCTCTGTTTGGTACGCATTACGCACACTACGCGGTTAAGGAGGAAAATATGAGCGAATTTAAGGAAATTAAAACACAAGAGGAGTTTGATGCAGCCATTAGTTCACGTCTTCAGAGAGAATCTAAAAAATATGAGGACAAAATCGATGAATTAAATGGTCAAATTACAACTCTGAATAAAGAAAAGCAAGGATTAGAAGAAAAAATTAAGAATCAACCTCAAAATGAAGGGAAGATTGAAGAACTTGAATCCAAATTAAAGGCTTACGAGACCAACTCGGTAAAAATGAGAATAGCCAATGAATTAGGAATTCCTTTTGACATGGCAGATCGTCTAAAAGGTGATGATGAAGAATCTATTCGTAAAGATGCTGAATTAATTTCAAAATTTATGTCGAAAGATACTTATGTTCCACCACTTGGTGATCCAGAAGGAAATCAAAACAATAAGGATGATGGTTATAAATCTTTGTTGAAAGGACTAGAAAAAGGAGAAGAATAAAATATGGCAACAGAATTAAGTAAAGGAACATTATTTGATGCAACATTGGTGACAGATTTAATTACAAAAGTAAAAGGAGCCTCTTCTTTAGCGTTGTTATCGAGCCAGACACCAATTCCATTTAATGGAATGAAGGAATTTGTATTCTCGATGGACAGTGAAATCGACGTAGTTGCGGAAAATGGTAAAAAAACACACGGAGGTGTGACATTAGAACCAGTTACTATTGTTCCTATTAAGGTTGAATATGGAGCACGTATCTCGGATGAGTTTATGTACGCTTCAGAAGAAGCTAAAATCGATATCTTGAAATCATTCAATGATGGATTCGCACGTAAAGTTGCGAAAGGTTTGGATATCATGGCATTTCACGGTGTAAATCCAAGAACTGGAACAGCTTCTAATGTAATTGGTACAAACCACTTTGACTCAAAAGTTACTCAGAAAGTGGATTATGTGGCAGCATCGGCTAATGATAATGTCGAATCGGCTATTGAGATGTTGACCGCGAACGAAGATACTCCAACGGGTATGATCATGGCTCCGGCAATGCGTTCTGCTTTGGCAAAATTAAAGGATACAGATGGTCGTGCATTGTTCCCTGAACTGGCATGGGGAGCTACACCAAGTGTTTTGAATGGTTTGACAGTTAATACCAACGTAACAGTATCTTCTAACCAAAATAAGGATAGAGCGGTTATTGGTGATTTCCAAAATGCATTTAAATGGGGTTATGCAAAAGAGATTCCAATGGAAATTATTCGTTATGGTGATCCAGATAACTCAGGAAAAGACTTAAAAGGATATAATCAGATTTATCTTCGTGCTGAAGTGTATTTGGGATGGGGCATTTTAGATCCAAAAGCATTCGTACGCATTGAAGAGGCCGGAGAATAGATAGAGACTGATGAAATACATCAATAAAAAAACGAATATCATCATTGATGTGAAGTCTAAGATTTCAGGCGGTGATTGGATTCCTTTTGAAGAACCTAAAAGACAAAGTAAAAAGAAGTAGGTGATCATTATGGAATTTGCAACAATTGATGACTTGAATACTTTATGGCGTCAATTAACTGTTGAGGAAGAAATTAGAGCGAATGAATTGCTTAAGGTTGTTTCTTCCTCTTTGATTTATGAAGCAAAAAAAGTCGGTAAAGATTTAGTCAAGATGGTAAATGAAGATGAGAATCTTTCTCAAGTCGCTAAGTCGGTAACAGTCGATGTGGTGGCCCGTACATTGATGACTTCAACAGATTCAGAGCCTATGACGCAGACAACCGAAAGCGCCGGAGGATACAGCTTTTCAGGAACTTATTTGGTTCCTGGAGGAGGTTTGTTTATAAAGAACTCTGAATTGGCTCGTCTCGGCCTAAAAAGACAAAGGTATGGAACCATTGACTTTTACGGAGGCGGTTATGAGTCATATTAAAGGGATTCAGGTTATTCTTCATGATCGAGTGATTTCGGGAAGTGATTCGTTCGGTAATCCAATTTATACGGAAAAGGACATTCCTGTGGATAATGTATTGGTTGAACCGATTACTCAAGTGGATGTTATCAATGAACTTGATTTAAGAGGAAGAAATATAGCATATCGTCTTTGCATTCCTAAAAATGATGAAAATGAATGGGAAAACAAAAGAGTTACTTTCTTTGGAAAAGATTTCAAAACTTATGGACCTGTTACCGAATATATTGAAGAAAACATTCCTTTGGATTGGAATAAGAAAGTGCTGGTGGAAAGATATGAGTAGTAAGATCAAATTTGAATTAAACAGTGCGGGAGTAAAGTCTATTCTGAAATCACCAGAAGCTAGATCCTTATGTGCTCAAAAAGCATTAGAAATCGTAAGTCGATGTGGTGCTGGATATGGAGCAGATACCTTTGTAGGGTCAAATCGTGTCAATGCTATGGTGTTTGCAGATAGTGCAAAAGCCAAAAAAGACAATTCAGAAAACAACACATTATTGAAGGCTATGCGATGATTGAGAAAACTATTTATGATTATTTAAATAGCTGCATGGATGTACCTGTTTATATGGAAAAACAAGATGCTATGCCAGAAACTTATGTTTTGATTGAGAAAACAGGAAGTTCTGTAAGCAATTATATACATTCTGCAACTTTTGCGATTCAGTCTTATTCCACATCGATGTATAAGGCTTCCAAATTGAATGAAATCGTTAAGGAAAAGATGGATGATTTGATTACTTTACCAAACATATCCAAATCAAGTTTAAATAGTGACTATAATTTTACCGATACTCAAACAAAGAAATACCGTTATCAGGCGGTATATGATATTTATTACTAGGAGGATGAAATGGCAACAAATGTTAGTAATGTGTCAACTGGAAAACCTAAAATTGGCGGAGCTATCTCTGCTGCTGATGTTGGGTCAACTTTGCCAACAGATGCAGTAACGGCGTTAGATGGTGCTTTTGTATCTTTGGGTTATATCAGCGAAGATGGTCTGACCAATACGAACTCACCCGAATCAGACACAGTAAAGGCTTGGGGAGGAGATACGGTATTGACAACGCAAACAGAAAAACCGGATACTTTTTCGTTTACACTGATTGAATCATTAAATGTTGACGTTATTAAAAGTGTCTATGGAGATGATAATGTAGAAGGTGATTTAGCTTCTGGGATCACAGTCAAAGCGACCAGCAATCAGATTCCAGATAAGGCATATGTAGTTGATATGGTGATGAAAAACAATGCATTAAAGCGTATTGTTATTCCTCAGGCGAGTCTTTCTGAACTGGGAGATATTGTTTATAAAGATGATGAAGCCATTGGTTATGCGATTACTCTGAATGCTCTTCCTGATAAAGATTCAGTTACACACTATGAATATATCAAATCGGCAGGGGAGGAATAATGAAAGGTACATTAAAGAATGGTTTTCAATTCGATATTCCGGATGAGAACATGAACAATATGGAATTGGTGGATGCTTTATCTGAAATTGAAAATGATAATCCATTAGCTATATCAAAGGTAGCAAATTTAATGTTAGGAAAAAAACAGAAAAAGGCTTTATATGAATATATCCGTACAGATAAAGGGAATGTTCCGATTGACAAAGCGACCAATTGTCTGATGGAGATCATGACATATAAATCCGAAGGAAAAAACTAATTACCTTAGCCTCAATGCTCGCAGAAGACGAAGATGCCTTAATTTGTGATTTAGCAGAAACATATCATATATATGATTATAGAAGTGTTCCTGTAAAATTATTGGCAACTTTGGCTTCGGGGCTAAGAGATGATGCGAGAATAAAAATTAAGCTGCGTAATGATAAGGTGTCTTTCAACACCTTTTTATTATGTTCGATAGTCGATCAGTTGAATCTTTTTCTATGGGGACAATCGAAAGATGGATTGAAAGGGGTTAATCGTCCTAAATCTATTGTTGATGTTTTATTTGGAAACGAAAAAGAGGTAAAAGGATTTGAATCAGCTGAAGACTTTGAGTTGGCTAGAAAAAAGATTATAGGAGGCTGATTTTATGGCTACTGATTTAGGGAAAGCATACATACAGATCATGCCTTCTGCAAAAGGCATAAAAGGGTCTATTGAAAAAGAATTAAATGGCGAGGCAGGAAATGCCGGTTCCTCGGCTGGTAATCTTATTACGAGCAAGATAAAAGGGGCCATTACACTGGCTGGTATTGGAGCGGCATTAGGCGCTGCACTGAATGAAGGTGGTAAGCTCCAACAATCATTAGGTGGTGTAGAAACGCTCTTTAAAAACAGCGCAGATACTGTAAAACAATATGCCAGTCAAGCGTTTCAGAGTGCCGGTGTATCTGCGAATGAGTACATGGAAAATGTAACAAGTTTTTCTGCTTCTTTAATCAATAGTTTGGGCGGAGATACTGCAGCAGCGGCAGAATTAGCAAACACGGCCATGATAGATATGTCGGATAATGCCAATAAAATGGGTACAGACATGGAGCTTATACAACAGACGTATCAATCTTTGGCACGTGGGAACTATGAAATGCTGGATAACCTGAAACTTGGATATGGTGGTACCAAGACCGAAATGGAACGTTTGATGAAGGATGCTGAAAAGTTGACCGGTGAGCATTATACGGTTGGTGACTTTGCAGACACAGTAAAAGCCATACATGCAGTTCAGGAAAGTATGGGAATCACTGGAACTACGGCTAAAGAAGCAGCTACAACATTACAGGGTTCCTTTAGTTCTATGGTAGCTGCCGCTAAAGACTTTGTTGGTAATCTTACCTTAGGTATGGATATCAGTGGTCCGCTAACCAATTTGGCAACTACGGCATCTACTTTTTTATTTGGTAATTTACTTCCTTTGCTAGGAAATATTTTGTCTGCTTTACCAGAAGCAATTATTTCGGCTGTTCAAGTTGCAGGTCCTTTACTAATCACAAATTTACAAACGCTGATCACAAGTATTGTAGATTATTTTACTGTAAATGGGCCTGTATTCTTGCAAAAGGGTATTGAACTTGTTCAGAATATAGCAACCGGAATTCTGACAAATCTTCCTACATGGATTTCTTCATTGAGTAACCTTGTTAATCAGGGCATTACGTTGCTTATGACTTATCTGCCGCAATGGCTACAAAAGGGAATGGAACTTGTTGGCCAAATTGCACAAGGAATCTTGAACAATCTTCCTCAGATTGCCAGTTCGATATTTAGCCTTGTAACGAATGCAATCGCAACGTTTGCATCAAATCTTCCTCAATTTCTTCAAAAAGGGATTGAGTTGGTTGGCCAAGTCGCAGCAGGTTTGATTCAGGGCGTACCTGATTTGCTCGGTAAGATTCCTGGTATTCTAGCAGATGCAGCGAATACATTTCTGAGCTATGACTGGCTAAGTATTGGTGTCAATATCATTCAAGGGATTGTGGATGGTATCGTTTCGGCAGCAGGTAGTATTGGATCAGCGTTGATGGATGCAGCCGGCGATGCTTTCAACAGTGTACTTGGCTTCTTAGGTATTGGTTCCCCATCGAAATTAATGAGACGAGAAGTTGGTAGATGGATTCCGGCAGGTATTGCTGCTGGTATTGATGATAGTGCTTATATGATCAAAGATTCTCTGGATAACGCATCTAAAGAAGCACTAACTTCCGGAAGCTATTCGTTTACGGGATTAGATGCTTACAAAATGACTAGAGGCAATGGAACGGGAGCATTAACAAGCTCATATTTTCCGATATCTAGTGGAAATGTGACAAATCAAACTGTTAATCAAACCATCAATTCTGCCAAGGTATTAACACCTAGAGAAATTGCTTTGCAGACTAAAAATACATTGAAAAGGTTGAAGTGGGCATCATGAGGAAATTAATTTATACAAATGAGCGCGGAGGCAGTATCGAGTTTTCCAGTGATCAACAATTGTATATCACTTCGATTGATGGGTTGTCTCAAAATCAAATTTCGTTATCTGAATCTAATGTTGCAAATCAAATTGGATCTTCTGTAACTGGAAACAAAATCGAAGCAAAAGATATATCTATATCAGGAATATTTAAATATGATCCTGAAAAAAGAAAAAGAATATTAGCGGTTATTTTACCAGGTGTTAAAGCAACACTACGGTATATGGATGATATCGAAGATTTGGATGTATATATTGAAGGATATACGTCCGAAACACCTACCATTGATTGGGATAGATTGTGGGATAATTTTGATTTTACGTTCCATGCACCTTTTCCATATTGGAAACAGTCGGGAGGTTCTTATCTGGACTTTGTCAGCTATGAAGCCTTGTTTAAATTTCCTTATACTTTTTCCTCTACTGAGCAGTGGAAAATATCTGAAAAGATTGTCAATCAGCTAAATACGATTGTGAATGAAGGATCTGTATCGATTGGCTTTATTGTGCATTTTAAAGCTAAAAATACAGTAGTAGGACCTGAGCTATTGAAAGTAACAACACAGGAAGTTATCAAACTATCATCGTTGACTATGGAAGTTGGAGATGAGTTGATCGTATCCACAATGACAAACGATTGTTATTGCCGTCTTGTTCGAGAAGGAGAAGAGCAAAATGTTTTCTATAACATGGATTTTGAATCTACTTTTTTTCAACTTGATATTGGAGAAAATTATATCCGATTTGATGCAGATTCTGGTGTTGAAAATCTAGAAGTTAGTATTGATTATGCGATCACTTATGCAGGAGTATAGACTATGCAGTTAATGATATTTGATAAATCGGGTAGGAAGATAGACATTCTTCAAAATTACACATCTATACAATGGCAGAGGAAATATGCGGATGCAGGTCAGTTTGAGATCCATGTGAGACCTACGAAAGCAAATCTTGAGAATATCAAGGAAGGTGAAACAAGGTTTGTTAATCAAAAAACGCGGGAAATAGGCTTTGTATCCTATGTACATGAGCAAGAAAGCGATGGCATTAGTGAAGACATTGAAATTCGTGGATATATGGATAATTTGGATCAAAGAATAAATATAAGAACATGGCATTTTGGTAATTATCCTGAAAGCGATGTCATGGAATGCATTCAGTCAAATCAAAGAGGATTGGATATCTATTTTAATCCTGATCCAATAGGATTACAGGCTGATATCGATATTGAATCTACATGGAAGGATCTACGAGAAACTGTAAAAATCGTCTGTGATGCAACTGGCTTTGGTTATCGTATGACAGCTGATAAATTAGCAGGAACTCTTCCCAATGCATTGAATCAATTTGGCATGTACTCTGGAAAAATGCGAAAAGTAAAATTTTCAGATAAGCTATCCAACATTTCTTTCCAGGAGATTGAACGAGATTTATCCGATTATAAGAATGTAGTTTATGTCTGTGCTCAAGGTCAGGGAGAAGAACGTACAATCATAGAAGTCGATTTATCTAATGGTGGAGATCGATATGAAATGTATGTTGATTCTAGAAATTCATCGAAGCAATATACAGATGAAAGTGGTAATCAGAAGACTTATACAGATGAAGAGTATGAAAATCTTTTGTATCAAGAAGGATTGGAAGAACTAGCTAAACATTCGGCAATAAACAAATTTAGTTGTACCGTAGATCCTGATGATCCTTTATTTCGCTTTCGAATTGATTACGATTTGGGCGATATCATTACAGTCGAATCCGTAAAATATAATGTAAAGGATACTTTATATCGTATTTCTGGAATAAACGAAACGGATGAGAACGGTATAGAAACAGTGGAAATTGAATTAAGTCTATATGCTGATGAATTAGAAGCACGGAAAGGGGTGACTGTATGACAGCTTTCCCATTAGATGATACGTATTACTTGGCGCAGGATATGCGCCTTTTTCATGCCGGGCGAACACCCGGTATTTTAAATGTTACCGGGAATGACTTCCAGGTACAGGCAAATTCTGGAATGAATTTAACTGTAAAAAATGGTGTGGCGTTTACTCACACAAAAGAGGATGAAATGGGCGGTTTGATCTTTTGTCCTCGACAAGACGTCAGCTTAGTGGCACCCGTGGCAGAATACTATACTCGTTATGACTATGTAGCTATACGCTACACGCAGTCCAGCAATCAGGTACAGGTCGTGTATGTCAAAGGTAATGCCGAGATGCCATCGGCTCCGATTCGGAATCAAACGCAGTATGATTTGATCCTAGCAATCGTAATCGTACCGGCCAATGCCGGAGAGATCACACAAGACAACATTATGGATGTTCGCATGGACGAAAAGTTCTGTGGATTGACGGTGGATACCTTGTCGAAGATTCCTACACAAGGATTCCAGGATCAGTGGACGGCTTTTTTTGATACGATCAAAGATCAGATGAGCGGTGATGTTGAGGCAAATCTTCAGCTACAGATCAATGAGATCAAGACAAGCATGCATGATTATCTAAAGGAGTGATCAGTATGAATGATATAAAAATTATTCGTGGTGATACATCCAGGTTTGAAGTAGAAGTGTTAGATCAAACTGGTGAGAAATATAATCTTCAGGAAGAGGATAAACTTGTATTTACTGTTAAAAAGAATACAAGTACAGATATTACAATCCTTCAAAAACAGATTTTAGGAGATACGTTTACTCTGACACACGAAGATACCAAAAGTCTTGATTATGGGAAATATGTGTATGATATCCAGCTGACACAGGCCAATGGCGATGTAACAACAGTTATTCAACCATCTATTTTTGAAATCATGCCGGAGGTTAATTTTGACTAAATTAAGTGGAAGCATAAATAAAAATACTGTTTTATCAGGAAGTATTGGAATGACAGGGAAGCTATCAGGAAATATGAAATCATCAACAAGTGGCGCTAAAACCTATTCCGAATTGCCTGATAAGCCAATGATCGAAGGTGTTACATTAGAGGGAAATAAAAGCGCTGACGATCTAAAACTACAAAGAACTATCGAAATTGCATCCGAACATGATATAGACGATATGTTTTGGGGCATCGATTAGAAAGGAAAATGAATGGCAAAGTTAATTGATACAACAACGCTGAACTACTATAAATCGAAGTCGGATCAGAAGTATGTGAATAAAGCAGATGTTGACCAATCATTGAATGAAGAATCCGAAAATCCGGTATCGAATAAAGCAGTAGCAACAAAGATTAATCAGATTACATCACAGGGTGGAGAACCGAATACGATTGAAACGATTAAAGTGAATGGTAGTCCATTAACACCAGACGGATCAAAAGCGGTCGATATCACCGTACCGACCAACAATAATCAGTTGACCAATGGTGCAGGCTATCAGACATCAGAAGATGTAGAAGGAATCGTAACATCCAAAGGCTATCAAAACGCATCACAGGTCGATAGCGCTATTTTGGCAAAAGGATATATCACAGGTGCAAGCGTTACTGAACAATTAGAGCAGTACGCAAAAAAAACTGATATATCAACCGTTATGCGTTATTGCGGTAGCGTTGACAACTATACGGATTTACCAAAGTCTCCGAATGTTGGTGATACATATAACGTAGTAAATGCAGACAGTTCTCACGGAGTTCACGCAGGCGACAATCTTACATGGAATGGTACTGCTTGGGATAACAACGGAGGAACAATTGATTTATCGGGATATTACGATAAAACAGGAAATCCATTAGCAACGACAACGGATATCGATGCCATGTTTAGTTAGGGGGTGATTGTGTGGCGAAGTTAATAGACACACAAATGCTCGAATACTTTAAAAGCAAAATTACAAATATTTTTGCACCAATCACACATAAGCATACGAAATCACAGATTACTGATTTTCCGTCTTCGCTACCTGCCAATGGTGGTGATGCCGATACAGTTAATGGGCACACAGTCAATGAAGACGTACCAAGCAACGCTAAGTTTACCGATACTGTATATACACACCCTACAAGCGCAGGGAATAAGCACATTCCTAGCGGTGGATCAAATGGACAGGTACTAAAGTATGGCGGTAGTAGTGGTACTGCTACATGGGGCACGATCAGTAATACAGATACGTATGGCGATTATGTGAAAGAATAAGGAGGAAACCATGAAACTTATTTTTAATGATTTGTCAGAAATGACGATTCAATGTTTTGAGTTTGAGGGCGAAAAGTTGAACATTCGAACTTTGGAAACACCCGAAACGTTCAAAGAAAATTTTAAAGATCCTTTAAAAACGAGAAAAATGACGTTTGTTGATGACAATGAGTCAGAAACAGTCGTTGAAGGATACACGGCACTGTATAGCTTAGAAGTTTATACAGGTCAAATTTATGGAATCAATATGTACAAACCTGCCGAAACACCCGAAGAGCAGACACAGGCTTATGCGGATGCTATAACGTTGGCAAAGATTCAAGCGGTGACTTTAGATGATGAAACCGCCGTATTAGTACCAAATCTATTCGAAATGTGGATCGACTCTAAGCATTACGAAAAGGACGAACGTGTTACTTACAATGGAACGCTTTATAAATGCTTACAGGCGCATGATGCACAGGCAGATTGGACACCTACCGATGCACCTAGTCTGTGGGCAAAAGTTTTACCGGGTCAATCGGGAGAGATTGGAGAATGGGAACAACCAGGATCTACCAACGGATATAAGACAGGTGACAAGGTCACTCATAATGGAAAGACATGGGAATCCACTGCCAATAACAACGTTTGGGAACCGGGTGCAGTAGGTGCTCCGTGGAAAGAAGTTGATGCTTGATGGAGATTATCACAGGGTATCGAGGTACACCGCATCTCACGTCTGAAAAAGAAAGACGTTTGATCCGTGGAATCTTTGGAAGTGATTCAGTAGTGCTTGGCACAGGTCAAAAGTTGGCGGCTACGGTAGTAAACAATACTACCGTCCGCATTGCTGATGGTGACTTGATCCAAAAAGGAGCTTTAGGCGGTATCAAAAAAGGCACAACCGAAAACGTGACTTTGAGCGCAGGAGCAAGTGGATACAATCGTATTGACTTGATTTGTTGCCGATATGAAAAAAGCGCATCAAGCAAAGTGGAATCCATGAGTTTGGTCGTTAAAACAGGAACTAGAACAACAGGATCTAGTCCTACTGTACCAAGCTACACTCAGGGAGATATTTCAAATGGTGCGACAGTGGATGAATTTCCACTGTACCAAGTACGATTTACAGGTACAAGTATCACTAGCGTAACGCGCGTATCTGAACCTGTAAAAAGTTTAAAAGAAGCCGTGTACTGGCAGTAAGGAGGACTTTATGAAACATCAATTTTTGAATCGGGGGGGGGTGTGCATTATCTAATTTTTGCACACTCTGTCAGAAAGGTGGTGTACTTCTAGGCAAGGTACACCAGATTAGATGTTAGTTGATCGTTACGGAAAAACATTTCAAGCTATGGAATCCAACAAGGAGATTAAAACTGGTTTTTCTCATAATGGGAAACCTGTTTACTATATGCTTCTTGAACGTTCAAACATAACAATGCAAAATGGAAGTTCATATGCTCATAACATTTCAAATATAGATGAGATATTAGATTATGAAGCTGGTTGGAAACGGGCAGATACAAATACATACTATAAATTCATGTATTTAGACAACACTCAGAAAGCATTATATGTTTATTTCAACAGAGAAAATTTCAATTTTGTCGGTGCTTCTGCTTGGAGCGCAAGACCTGATATAACTTTCTTTGCGCATATTTTGTACACCAAAACGACAGACTAACATCCCTTGTCTAGTCTTTATGGCAAGACTAACAGATAGATACGGAAATCCTATTACTGACAATCAACAAGTCATATTGTGGACAGGAACCTATGATAATACGCAACAAAATATTACGTTATCAGATAACATTTATAACTATTCTCGACTACTGTTTATAAGATTACCGGATTCAACAGACGGAACAACATGTCAAGTAGATGTGTTGGAAGGTGAAACAATGCTTCATGGAAGTACGGTTGCCGGAAATTGTAGATTGATGAGAATGGTGATTACCAATATGTCAAAGTCAAATAACGTTATAAACATTGCAGGTTCAAATTATTATTCTGTCAATGAAAAACAAGAAAATCTAAAGTTTGAAAAGGTAATAGGAATCAAAAAGTTATAGTGCAAAATTAGAGATATGCAATCTCTATGATTAAAAACTTTAAAAATCTAAACGGGGGGGGCAAGCATTTACTAATCTGCTTGTACTCTCCAAAGAAAGAAGGTGGACAACTAGATAGTGTCCACGTGATAGTATGCTAGTCGATAGATACGGTAATCCTGTTATTACTTTTTCTACAAATGAGCAAAAAACAGGCGAGAAATGGATTGATGGAAAACCTATATACACTAAAACTATTCAAAAAAGTTATACAGGAAGAAGTCAATTAGATGATACAGTTACATTCACTTCATTAGGTATTTCAAACATAGATAATGTATTCATTGATGGAGGAAATTCATTCGTTAAGTTTTATATAGGCGGTTCATATAGTGGTACGCAACCATTAAATATAAATGCCGGTAACGATTGGAAAGCATGTTATTTAAGAGTTAGTGGTGTTGCCTTTAGAATGAATCAACCTGGCGATTATGCGACAGAATGGTATGTAACTTTGAAATATACAAAAACTACCGATTAGCATTAAGGCACTATCTAGTGAATTTATGTTCACTGATAGATATGGAAACGAGTTAAAAAATACTTCGGGAAGCAAAAGTATAACAATTAACGGAAAAACAGGAACGCTTTATTGGAACAGACAGGGAAATGTTGTTAGTTATATGATTGACATCACTTTGGATTCTGATAATGGTGGAACATATACATTTGAAAACTTTCTGCCATATAATCACCCTTTAGCATATGCAACGATTTCATCACACGTTGCTACAACAGATGTACACGCATATGGAGATATGCGGACTAATGGAAAACAACTAACAATATATACTCCTAGTTATGGGAATACCCATACCGTTAGAGGAACGCTTACCGTTGTAGTAGCAGATTAGTTGCGACTTTATGCAACTAATGGACAGATTTGGAAAAGAATTAGAACCAATTTATAAGTATGAAGTACAACCTATTTCGGGATATACGTTTACTTTTATACGTCAAGGAAATGTGGTTAATGTTCGCTTTGGCGGTGTGTGTTCAAGGAATCAAGGTTATCAATCTTTAGGGTCTAACATTCCTCAAGGTTTTAGACCGATACAGGAGATTAGAGCATACTTTGATAACGTGGTAAGCAATAGTACAAATGGTAGTGGGTTTTGGAACTTCAGAAATGATGGGTCAATTATGAGTTTTTCAACAACACCAAACAGTGTTGAAAAATTTGGTAACGTTACTTACTTAACCAATGACCCTATGCCTAGTGATAGTTATTTAATGGAGGATTAGATATGGAACAAATCGTTGAAACAATCATGCCAGCCGTTTTACAGTTGGCAGGAACTGTACTGATGTGCGTAGCTGGTGTCGTAGGATATCAGATCAAAAAGCTATACAACAAGTACGTGGATAATCAAACTAAGTACGATATCGTAAATAGTACCGTGGAATATGTTGAACAAGTATATAAAGATATCCACGGAGAAGAGAAGCTGCAGAAAGCTTTAGACAGAGCATCGGAGTTGCTCACAAATGCAGGAATCACTGTAACAACAACCGAATTAGAAACTTTAATTGAAGCCGCTGTTAATGGATTTAACGGTGGCTTTAATGCATCTGTAGAGGAATAAGATGGAAGACTTATTTACTCAGGTTGTAATAGCCATAGTAACCGCCATGTGCGGGTACATCGTATGGTTGTTGAAGGACATGCGGAAGTCATCGAAAGAAAGAGACCTGAGAGAGGAAAAAGAAAAAAAAGCCAATAGAAAAGGAACTCGATGTTTGTTGAGACAACAGATAATCGATTATTACGATAAGTATACAGAACGAGGCTTTATCACTTCTCATGGGTATGAAAATCTAAAGGATATGACAGAAGCATATGAAGATTTAGGCGGTAATGGTACCGTGCATAAAATGGCAGAGGAGTTAAAGAAACTGCCAATCAAAGATTAGGAGGGAAAGTCATGAAAGAAGTAGAAGTTGTAACCGGAATCGTAGAAGAACCGGAACTTACACCGGAAATGGAAGAAGAGCTTTCTAACGGAAAAGGAGATGACAAAGATGCATAGTCCTTTAACAAATAAGATTATGTTAGCTAGTCCATACAATTATTCAGTTGGACGTAGCGGATATAAAGTGTGTAAAATCACACCGCATCATATGGCCGGCGTTCTAACAGCTGAACAATGTGCAGCAACTTTCCAAAATCCGAATCGTGGCGCTAGTGCCAATTATTGTATTGGTTATGATGGTGGTATCGTATGCAACGTAGATGAAGTCAATCGTGCATGGACATCTTCTAATGGTGTCAACGATTGCCAAGCAATCACAATCGAAGTATCAAATAGCCAGGCCGGTGGCAATTGGCCAATCAGTGAAGCAAGTTGGAACAGCTTAGTCAATCTGTGCGTAGATATTTGTCAACGTTATGGATTCCGCTTGAATTTCGATGGTACTCCAAACGGCTCGCTTACAATGCATAAGATGTTTGCATCTACTTCATGTCCTGGACCATACTTAGAGAGCAAAATGCCTGAATTGGCGGCTACAGTCAATGCTATATTGGATGGCGGTAGCGCTCCAAGTCCTACACCTACTCCAAGTACAGAAAAGTATGGTGTTGGAACGCAGTGCTGCACGAACACTTTAGCTACATCTAGTACAGGTGGAAAAGTGTATAAGGGAGATTGGGAAGGTACAATCACTAAAGTGGTATCCGGTGCGCCTTACCCATATTTATTAAATAACAGTACTGGATGGACAAACGATACCGGTATTGATACTGATCCTCATGTGCCTGGTCAAACCGGAGCAGACCAAATATTGACTGTTGGTTCAGTAGTAACATCTGTAGCCATGTCTTTATTAGCTAACGGTGGTACTCGTACTATCAACGGTGATGAATGTGTCAACGTACCGGCATTAGGTGGATGGTTCCCAACAAAATTCCTGAGCGAGTACGATGCTTCTGACGGTGCAAAGGATAACTACCTTGCCAACGATAAAGCGAAAGTCTATGTAGATCAGTGCACAGTGGAGGCTATCAACATACCTTATAACTTAGCGCAGATTCACGGTATTTGGGTATCTGCTACGCCTTTGACGGAGCTTGTCAACGGTAAGTGATTACTGAAAGACGAACCGATGATAATCTAGGGGATTGGTACTATAATGCCAACCCCTATTACCAAAGGGGATATGGTTTACCTAATTGTACTTGTTACGCATGGGGTAGATTGTCAGAACTAACAGGACAACCATGTACCGTTCAAAGAGGAAATGCTATTGATTGGGCGTTTAAGCCTGAAATGAAAAAGATAGACAATCCTACTATGGGTTGTGTCATTATTTATAGCGGTGGCATACGAGATTCATACGGAAGATTGTGTGGTCATATTGGAGTTGTTGAGCATTTATATTCAGACGGATCGATTGACGTTTCCATGAGCTCATTTGACGGTTATATGTGGAGATTATATAGGTTAAACCCTAGTGATAGTTACCACATTCCCGATTCCTACGGATTAACGTTCGTAGGATTTTTTATGTATGATGGTGTGCAGGCAATCTATGATCAGGAAGCACGTATCCAACAGGAAAGAAAAGAAAAGGCAGAACAAGAATTGCAAAAGTCAGTGGAACTTAGATCCATACAACCTGTTGATGATTTATTGATACCTTATTATATAGAAAGAAAACCGGTATATATAAATAGTATAGATGCGTTGCCAATGGTTATATGTATTGGTCTGTTGCTTTTTAAGAAGCTGCTTAATATTT